TGTTTTTATCGTCCGATTTACCCAGCCCTCCGACTCATTATGGGTTCGGAAACCACCGTACTTATTAACGTCCTCCGCGTAGTCAGTCACGGATCCGCGCTTCTCGCCCGTATGGACTATGGTTTTGTCTTTTCGCCATCTCGGTATGTCGTAGAACGGCGCTGATATAACCAATTCCATTGATCCTTGGCCAACGACGCCGACTTTTATGGAGTTTTGCATGTTACCCGACATTACCGGGCTAGATAACACCAAGTTGGAGAATAGCATGTTACCTGTTGCTTCAACAATGTCGAAGTAATTCATATCACGCCCTCCTTAATGGTATTATTGTAAGGTAATGTTCGTGTTTGCTGAACTCGGATTCTTTAACGTGTATTTTTTGCTGCGGATTGGAGTCGACTATCCAAAGCTCGCCGTTTTTCTCTACGATACTCCCTCGCGATAGTCCGTCCACATCGTCATCGGTTTCCAGGGTAAGGTAATCTCTATCTACCGCCCACACACCATTTATAGCGTCCATCTGGGTGGTTTTCGCTGATATGGCTTTGGCATAAAAAATACCACTCGGCTGATTGTAAAGAACCCACTCGGACGGGGCGCCAGAGGCGTCTCGTTCGTCGCGGATCCAGTACTTACATCTTATGTATCGCGCACGGCGGCTATGGAATAAGTCTACAGAACCCATGGTCCAAAGAATCCTCTGTTACCTATACGGGCACTCCACAATCCGGTCATCCGGAGGTGATCGATGGCATTGGGAGCCAACGTTATTTCATTGCGGGCGTGTTTACTCAGCACAATACCACGCTCTGGGTCATATCCGCTATCTGCCGATATGTCGCCGTTTTTAAACACGTAGTATGCTTGCTCGATCAGCGCTAGTTTGTAGTGACGCTTTTGTTCCTCGGAAAAGTGAGGGTAGATCTCGGTTACATTCTTGAAGAAGTTGGCATTGAGAAATACTTCCATCCGATCTTCGACGCGCTTTAAAAACGCATTCACCTTGTCGGAGGGGTTGCTGGTGTCGTGTAACTCTTCAGCGAGATCGACGCCAGTGTACTCGCGAAATTCATCTGCAGTTATGTAACGAGTGAGTATCATTATTTACCCCCAGATTATTCATTTCTATATTTAAGATTTTTGGTATCTTCTTCATCAAAACCAAGCGATTTGAAAACTCTATTCGCCATAGGTTTTGTAAGACCATAGAAATTAACGACATCTTGAAGTTCCCACCTACCTGGTCTCCCCCAAATCCTAAAGTAGTCAACAATATGGTCTGTTTTCTTAATTTGATCTTCACTCAAATCTTTGTTTGAAAAATTGTCTTTTGCTTGTTCGGCTTCATCCGGCTTTTCTTCGACCGGCTTTTCTTTGGCGGCGTTCTTCTCGCCCCCGAGCACAGTGTCCCACACATAGGATGCTTGGGCGCCTCCGCGAGGTAGTGAATACACTTCATCCCCTGATTTTTTGTCAACGAGATCTGCGCCGTCCCAGTAGAATCTATCGGAGATCCCATTTTCGTTAAGGAACGACTCCCTATTTTTATCGGTAATTACTTCGTCTTTCCAACGCCCACGCAACTGCGGTTCTTTCGGCTTAGCGGCTTCGATTTCTTCTGCCGCTTTGAGACCCCGTTCCATCTCTTCGTCTTCTTCGACTTCATCGTCCTCGTCTTCATCAAATCCGAAGTCATCGTCGACAGTGGCGTCAAATTCTTCATAGCCGCCGTCTTTCAATTCATCGAACTCTTCTTTACTGATGTCTTCCCAATCACCATCATCTCCGCCTATGCGGGTCTGATACTTGCCTCCGCTAATGCGGACCTGATGATTGCTGCCTTGTCCGGCATTTCCGTGTTTGGGGCATGGCTTACCGCCATGTAATTCTGGTTTCCAATTGCATTCAGCCATAGTTATACCTCTGATACATATATTATACAAAAAAAGGAGCAGGAATTAAATCCCACTCCTTATCCGACTTTAATCGGATCAGTTGACGGTGACGGTGGAGGAAGTCGCAGCAATAAGTTTGCCGGCCGCATCGACCAAGCCGAAGTAATAAGCCTGGGAGGCAGCCGCTTCAGTGACTTCAGCATCCAACGCAGTCGCAATAACGGTAGTACCGTCAATGGTTATGCTGGAGCCGAGAGCGCCAAGCGAGGACGCACTACGGACAACAGTACCACGCATGCCCGCCGGGTTGGTGAAGTAGTTGGTCATCTTCCACGCATACTGGGCGGATCCCGCAACGGTCTTGACCCTCAAGAGGTTGACCTTGGTAGTGCCAGCCGCAGCACTGACGGAGCACCAAACGCCGGGGACTTTGTTCCTCGGGACGAAGATGCCATGGTAGAGTAAGTAGTTGATGATATAGCCGTGGAAACCAGCAAGGCCGGAAAGCTCAGGGCCATATATCTTTTCGTACTCAAGCTTGCGGACCGGAACGGTAGCCTTAGTCGAAACAACCATGAAGTTGATGATGTAGGAAGCCGCAGTAGCCGCATAGCCATTATTGCCCAACGCAATATGGGTGAAGAAGCGATCGGACGGAACTTCAACGATCGGGCGGCCCATATACTTCTCAACATTGAAGGTAAGACCGGCCTCGGAACGATAATCGCCCTGGGTGATGAACTTGGTAAGTTCAGTGGTGTTGCGGATAAGGGTCATGACACTCGGGTTGACGAAGATGACCTGCTCTTCTTCCGGAACACCCATTTCGAACATGTATTCGAAGACGGTGTTGAACTTCGAGATGATAGTGTTCGCAGCAATGGTGGTGCCGACCTCAAGGTTGCCGAGCGAAACAGCGCACTGATCCGCGAGGAAGCTGAAGCGAGCGGCGTCAACTTCCGGAATGACCTTAAGACGGTGGAACTCCTCGAGGGCATTGCCGATTATGATGCCGGCAGTCTCTTCGTTGGAAATGTAGTCGATGCGGAACTGCTTGCCGCGGACCCACTGGAGTTTGAAGATTTCCCACGAAACATCAACGCCGCCGATCTGGAAGCCATCGCGAGAGCCGGAAGCAACGTTGCCGGCATAGGCCGCGTAGTCCGCCGGATTACCGGGCTGCGGGATTTCCTGGGTTTTGTAGTAATCGGACAAGCCATCCATGAGGATGGACGCGATTTTGACGTAGCCGGTTTCTTTGAACGACACGTCGATGAATTTGGTGCCCTTTTCAAGCAAAACGGATTTGCTGTCGTGGGCGAAGTACTTGTCAATAGATTCGGGCAAATACTTCTCAATAAGTTCGAAGCTATTCATTCGTTATTTCTCCTTATAAAGTAACCCCTAAAAGCTTACCAGCTTCTGCGCGTTCAGCCTCCTCGTTAGCGGGAGGATTATCCTCAGGTTTTTCTTCGGGCGGGGTAGCACCCTTAAGCACCTCAAGAGTCGCGTTCAGAAGTTGTTCGATGGCCTGGTCTTCCATACCGCCATCTTTGAGAGTTTTGAGTAATTCTTCTGGCGTCATACCTTTTCCTTTCATAGATCCACGCCTAACAATTTGCCTGCCAATTCCCTTTCGCTCGGTTGCTGCGCCTGATTGGGTTCGGCGCCGATCGATACGACGCTACCTGCGGTGCTGCACCAGTCTTGGTGGGTCTTGAGCTCCTCGTCAAGGGTGTTTTCATTGAGTTCAAGTTCTTTGCCTTTAAAGTACGTTTCGATGTCAGCTTGTTTTTCAGGCTTTATGCCCCTGCTCGCAAATGCGTACTTCTTGGTAAGATCTTTGTTGGCGGCTGACAATTCATCGAAACGCGTTTGCAAGTCGGTTCCGTTCTTCGTCAGTTCTTCGATTTTGCTGTTCAGCTCGTCGACGGATTTCGATTTACCGAACAAATCGTCTAGTTCCTTTAAATCTTTGACCCCGTATCGGTTGAAAAACGCTTGGTGCGAGCGTTCGACTCGCTTTTGCATCAACTCGTTCACCCGATCCTTGGTAAACATTTCAGGCGTAACCTTGCCTGGCTGCCCCCCAGTAGGCGGTGTACCTGGGTTTTCTTTGTCGTCCATTATAGATGTCACCTCTCTATATCAGTGACAATATTGTAGAAAAGAATCTTTTGGAAATCAAGATGCCCTCCACTTCTTTAATAACAGGCGCGTCTTCAGTATATCGGCTTCAATTTTCTCATTCGGCTGCTCTTGATACATCTCAATCAGCATATTAAGCCGGTCTTCATACTCTTCTATCGCACGCTTCTTGGGCGTTTGCATGTCGTAATTGCCGGTTTTCGAGTATATGTGGTATTTTCGCGTAAGTTTCCTATCGGTTTTCCCGGTAACCTGCTCCAAACCCAACGCTTTGAAATAGTGGCGGCAGTTCGGACGGGTTACAAACCACGCCGGATCCCCCATCACCCACTGTAACGTGTGCAGCCCGCGCTTCCTTGCGTAATCGATGGCTTCTTTCGGCGCTTTTTCGTCTACGTATAGTCGGCCCTGATACGGCTTATGGTCTTCGGCACAGTCGCCGTGGCTGCTCGCCATATAAAACCATTTGCCGTTATCGCGGTTTCCTTCGATTTCACTTTTCAGTATCTCGGACTTATTTTCTTCAGCGACACGCAATGTCTCGTGGTTTATGACTTTCTTGGCCTTATCGCTTACTTTTATTCTTTTCAGGTAATCGAATAATGCGGAAGCCAATAATCCACCTTCGGCAGATATTTTCCGAGCCCGGTTTGACGCCTTGATCATTACAGCCAGCAGATACTTCTCTTCCGGCCATTTCCTTTTCGGGTTTATGGTAGCATCGTACAGCGCTTTATGGATCCGGGATACGGGCTCTTTTTTCAAACAGCCTTTATAAATTATCGCTATTCCCCGGTTTTTCAGCTCCATCAGCTTCTTCTTCCGCTGCTTCTGCTCCCGGTACACTCGATCTATCTCCGACCTCATGCTCATGGTTCATCAATGCTCCCATATCAAAATCGTCTTTTTGTCTATTTTCATCCAACCATTGGATTTCTTTCCGCATTTCCTCGTCACTTAGCTTACCAGACCAAAGCAATGCGACATAACGATCGGTACTGATTTCCCCTTGGACCCAGGCCGGACCCAGCACCTGCAATTCCGATTCGAAGGACGGGTTCGCAAATTCATCGTACTTAATGCTTATCTGGCGATCCCTATCCACGAACTTGCCGGTGTTCATGTATTCCTGCGCCATGAGCAACATCTCACATAATGCCTTCAGTGCGCGGGTTTCGTTCTTTATTATGGTATTGCGGGTGAATATGGTTTGTTTCTCTTTCTCACGCTGTGCGTCGGCGTTGTCCTTCTTTGCGACGTCGATGCCCAGTGACGATGGCGAAAGCTGCCCAATCAATGCATTGCTCAGCGTATCCTGGAACAACCTCTCGTACTTATCGAAATCCAAATCCGGCTGCGTGGTTTGGATCTGATTATTCATATTGCCATCGCCGTCCGGCGTCGAGCTTATCTTAACGTACTGACGATTGTATACGGCAGGCAATATCGGCTCGCCCTTCCGGGTACGCTCCAACAAATCAGCGGGATAGTACTCAACTGGCGTGGAGACGCGGTTCGTTTGCCCGGCCTGCGTAAGTATTTCGTCCATCAAGTCAAACAAATCCAATTTGCCGTCATATATGGATTTACCGCGGCCTGGATGGAGCGGATCAAAATAATACCGCACAGGCACGGCCATCAGTCGGTGGATGCCTAAAATCATGCTGTCCTGTAGCTCCGCCAAATCGGGGATCCTCGATAGCGGGCAGGACTTTATGGCATTGTCCTTCATCAGTTCAAACAAGCGGAACTCGATCGCCAACCCTTCCGGACGGAGCGTCCTGGTCTCAAACAAAACATAGTCTTCGTTGTCGGCGTTTTTGTAATACGACTTAAACCACATGCCGAGCAGTATGTTGGACTTATATATTGGGCCCCAATCCTCGGCACCATAGTATTCGATGAGCGGCGACTTGCACAATGCCGGCGATATGTTTATTTTCCACGAACCGTCGCCCTCGACTAGCGTCATCGGCCTGGATCTCTGCGTAAGCAAAAAATCGAAGTCATTCACTTCGAATATGGCGTCCAAATAAACCTGCTCGGGGCAGCTTATATCGGGCATGCCGACGATGCTGCTTATCGTATCGATTATGGCTTTCGGGATGCCACTATGGACCCTCTTGACCATCTCGTTGACACTCATACCCCAAAAGTACTGGCGCTTATTGCGGTTATAAATAGGGTTCTTCGCCCACCCGGATATTTGCTGATTCGTATACCAATTCAACAGCTCGTCCCCGTCACCGAGATACCAGATGCGGTTGGCCTTGATGTTGGATAGCCGGATAGCCTCATCGTCATTTATGTACGTGAATCGATCGCTGTTGGGATCGCCTGGTAGTTTCTTGAGCTTCAGGATGTTTAAGACTTTACTCTTGAGATATTCTGTGATGTTCATCGCGTGCCCCTCTATGCTTTATTATAATCAATTGTTTGGTTCTTTGAAGGATTTCCAGCGCACCAATCGCTTTCGGATCGGTATCCAGGCATATTCAAATGCGTTAATCGCATGGTCGTCGATATCCTCGCGTACTTTGCCTTCTTTGCTCTTCCTGGCATTCCGCATCTCTCGGGCCAAGTTTTTGCAGGCGCTGCTGATCCGGTACGACTTTAGCGCCATTATGGTGTTCTCGAAATAAACGCGGGTCAGTATAGGTATCTTGCTGGACGGTATGAACCGCACGTTCCACAGTCCCTTGTTATTCGCTTGTAGCACCAGGCCATCTATGAATCCGCCCGAGTCCGCACAGTCTACATAACAATTCAGCGTGTCGTGTATGTTATACTTCACGATCCACGCCTTTAGCGTCTCGATCATCTCCTCTTGGATCCTAACGCTGGTCTTGCGCTCGCTTTCGCTGCGGCCTTCGTTGGAGTCGAAATATTCATCGATCGATTCGATGTTCTCCCAATTGCCCGTCACGCCTACCAGCTGCATGGTGTTCGCGGATCCTAGCCGCTTGGCGTTTTCCTGCGAGTATTTAATGTGGCCTTCCCCATTACTCATGCCGAAGTCAATGCCGACGGACAATGCGTCGTAATCCTTGCTCCAGGCCTCATAGTCGGGGAACACCAGGCTGTCGTTGAAGTATTCGTAGGTGCGGTCGCTTAAATTACCCCAGCAACCCAGCGACTCAACCTTATATATGTTATATGCGGTTTCCCTCAGTACCTCGACGCCGCGCAACTGACCTTCGCTTAAGTACGGATTGCATTTATACGACGATATGTGGAGCGCCAGCCCATCCCCGAACCCAATATTGAAGTCCGGGTATTCGGCGAACTGATAGCCGACGCGTTCCAACACCTCGACATTGTCTTCCAACCGATCCTTAAAAAATACGTCGTAGAGCCAATGGCCAATGTCCCACGCGTTGAACAGGAATGTTATTTGCGGGTGTAAATCCGATTCGTAACTCGGCGTACGGATTGAGCCATCGACGACGCGGAACTCTTCGTACGACTTCAGCTGCGATGCCTCTTCGAAGTATATGTCGGTCCAATAACCGGACTCGACGGACGTGGACGTTATGTTCTCGACATCGTTCATGCCGCCGAACAGTATCACCTGCCCGGTTGGCTTATAAATGATTTTGTGGGGCGACACGATGAACCGGAATAGGTGGGCTATGCCGAGCTTCCTGGCGATGTTCTTCAATATCGTGTAGTTCGACTGGGCATTGTCCTTATCGTTTTGACGGACCATCAATATGTTCCGCCTCGGGTCGCTGAATATCTTAAAAAACGCTTCCAAGCCAATAAAGTTGTAAGTCTTGCCGGTACTACGGGCACCCTTCAAGCAGCGATATCGGGCATCGCAGTTCGTAAACCAAATATCGCTGAAGGATCCCAATCGGAGTTCTTCATCACTTATTGTTAACATTCTTTTGCTTGCCGCCGATGACTACCGTCACCTTGCCGTCCTCATCCGCCTGGATTTGCTGCTTAGGCATGAACACCTGGTTGGTACGTTCGAGCCACCACGCGGCACCTTGCCAGCCGGAGGCACCGGAGCGGATCCTGTTGCGCGACTCCCGCACGAATTTGGCATAGGCCTTTTTAATCGCCGTAAAGAACGCGGCATACAGTGTTAACTCGCCCTCACCGGTTTCGTAGGCCGTATATTCCGCCTCGCCCTTCTTCATCCAATTCAAATAGGATATGTGCGTTATGCCCATTAAGTCGCAGGTGTATTGGATCGGGAGCCCCTCCTCAATCTCCTTTGCGAAGTTTTCAATCATCTCGTCGTTTAGTTTCATGATCCTATTATGCAAGTTTTGTGTGTAAAACACAAGCGGTGGGCGGTTTGCTGGGGGTTACTGAACGGTTTTGAAGGGTTTTTAAGGGTTACTGAATAGTTAGTGTATATAAATATACACTGAATAGTTTTCTGATTTTTCTATAAAATCGCGTATATATATAGAGAAAAAGTTTTTAAAAATCGCAAAAACCGTGCAAACCCTTCAGTAAGCACGGTCACATACGTATATATACGTATAAGCGGATGGCGGGGGAAACGGGGTCAGTCGCCAAGAAGGATGCTGAGTTCCTCCAGCCTCACATAGAGTTCTGGGGTTATGATGCCAGAGCGGATGCGGTTGCGCTCGGCGATCAATTTGGACTTATACTCGGAAAGTTCGTCGCTGGCCAAAGCCAATCGGAGCCCGTCGATCACGCCTTCGTTGTACTTGTTTGGCTCCTTGGTGAGGATGTTGTAGGACGCCTGGATAAAAGATTCGATTTTCATAATTATTTTTGGAAGGACAGCCACTCGGCGTAGTTGTCCAATGCCCATTTGTTCTCCTTAGTTGCGAATATGTTGGGTAGTTCGTCAAACACGCGGTCGTAATCCGAATGCTTGGCTAAATAGGGATTCATTGAGATTGCTTGGCGGGCCTGGTCTTTGGTGAAACCATATTTGTACACATGGGAGGCGAACTCGCGCTGCCATTTTTTCATCGGGGTCCCATCCCGGAAGCACGGACCGGAGTAGCTCATGCGATGTACTCGACGTTCCGGAAGGAAGCGCCGGCCTCCGTTAGCTTCACGATCATGCGGCCTAGGGATCCGCGGGCCGTGCGATAGACGAACGACGACTCCGTGACGGGCGTCATGAAGTGCGCGTGCGAATAAATTTCGATGACGCGGTTTTTGATGATCGGGAACTGCGGGTGGTTTTTAAGCGCATCCCAGCAGTCGCGGATATCCGGGTTCTGGTTGCAGAGCGCCCGGATTTCGGATTGCGTTAGGTAGTTCATAATTGCTCGAAACCTTTCTTTTTGAGTTGGAAGTACGGCCGGAATGTCTCGCCGTATCCGTGGTATTGGAGTAAGCCTTCCGCGGCCATTGCGAACGCGGTCGTTTTCGCCTCCGGCTTAAGCTCCGCGACGTAAAGGCGCACTTGACGGTAGATGGATTTTTTGTTGCTGTAGCCTTCCATCCGTTTTTCGAAGACTTTAAGGATTTCTTTTTCCATTGTTTGGATCCCTCCTTTATTCGACCTTTTCCCATCCGCCGTCTTCATAAGGCGCCTTGTGCCTAAAGGATAAGTACGCCTGGCACTCGCCATCTTCGCCTACGCACGATTTAAGCAGATAAGTGTAGATCGTGTACTGCGTGTAGACGTGGACGTATTCGACGTCTGCTTTGCTGCCCCTGTCAGTGTAGGCGCTCCCGCAAAGCTCGACGCCTTGGATGCCTTTCAGCACTTCGCGGGCGCGGGCCTTCGCCTCTAAATGGCTTTCCGCGACTGGAAGCGGGATGTTCGTCACCCATTCTTGCCCTTCGTAGCAATTCGCGCGCTTTTCGATCCTTTTGAGCAGAAGCACATTTGGGTATTCTTTCTTGAGGTAATCAAACACGACTTTCGCTTTTTCTAAGTCGTCGAAATAAAACGGCGGCCAGATCTTATCGAAATCCGTCACTTGATACTTGGAATGCTTGAATGTCTTTTTCATGGCCTTTCCCCCTTTTATTGTGGGGGCCTCCTTTTTGTATATCTAATTTTAATATTTTTTTAATAAAATATCAACCCACATAAAAACCGCGTATAACTTACGAGTCCGGCTATATCGCATAAATGCATGCGGATCCGGATTTCGTTTGTTAAAACGCGGTAAAATGCGTTTACTCTTCGTCGTAGAGGTCAGACGGCCACACCGGGATTGCGTTTTTACATATTTCCGCAAGCTCTTCGTCGTAAGTCGGGATGTGGCGGACAAACGTTAAATCGTGCTTCAGCAACGTCGAGATGTCGCCAGCCGTAAGTACGTAATATTCGCCAGTGTCATAGATGGATCCCGTGTCAGGGTATTCCTTAAGGATTTGTTTGACGATCGACATACTACTTATCCTCCTTTTCATAATTACACACTAAGTCGAAGTTGCGGCCGACCAACCGACAGTTGTCGACGCGGACGAGTTGCGTCATTGATGGGCGGATGCCGGGGATGCGATCGGGTTTGAAATATTCGGATGCGTCCCCGCCCGTTTGGGCGTCAATGAATTTGACTTCGCCGTTATCGTTCACAATGTTGAATACGTGTGCTCCGGGATCTCCTCGGGTCGTCCATTCTTCGCCGTCTCGGGTCGTATGTTTGCGCCAAGCAACGGCACATTGGAAGCACGCTCCGGGGCCTGCCTGTTTGACGATTTTCGTAATTGCCTTGTGCTGGAGGGCCGTGGAAGCACTGGTACGCCCGATGGTTTTATTGATGTCGGTCGAAGACATGAAGTTCTTATAATAGTCATCTCTATTATAGATGGCGGAGTTCCAGCCCGTTATTTCCAACACGGTGTCCTCGTCGCCGAAGTCGCGGGGCTTTGCTGTAACATCAAGTCCGTGGACCCAACGAAGTGTAAATGCTTGGGCACAGCGCTGACAGTTCATCGTGTAAGCACGGTATTCTTGGGATCTTGGCTTAGTGGCCGCAGCCTTGGATTTTTCATATCCCTCACGGTTGGTGCCGATGGACACGTCCTCCACAAACGTGGTTTTGAGTTTTGGGATCGACTTTATTACATCTTCGGTTACTTTGTCTTCGACTTCGGCAAATCTCTTCGCGAGCTCGGCTCTCATTGCCATCTCCAAATAAGTACCTTTACCTATACCCAACTGATTCAAAATATCAGTGGAGGTGAGATTGGGATCCGTGAAATCAATATCATCCAATTTGTCTAAGTACTGATCAGGCTTAAAAGAAGTAGGTTTCCAACCCTTCCGGATCCACTCGTCCTCTTCCGATTGGGGGACTACTTTGGCCTGTACATAACGATGTACGACGACGCGCGGTTCTGATTTGGGCTTAGATTCGCCGAATTGGCGAGCCATTGCCTCTTCAGCAGATTCGCCGTCCCGTATAAATACATGTGCTCCGTTTATGGTGCGCCAAACACCTTTTTCATCCATAGATTACCTCCTCTACATCCTTGGTGGATCTTGCTACAAAATAAGTATAACCTCTTTTGCGGATCATATTCATAAAATCTATCTGGCAGGAGCGCTGCCGGCCAGTTCGGGTTTTGACCTCGCAAAAGTATATGGTATGGTTGGCAAGGATTATAAGATCCGGGAACCCGTCCGGTAGCCCGGTATCGAAATAATAGCCTGTGTCCGTCCTGACCCGGCCTACATTAGTGCGGAAGCACAGTATGTCATGCTCCCCACACCAAAGCCGGATCTCGTTTTGTATGTTATGCTCACGCTTGTCCATTCGGTTTTTCTATTCGATCCAGGTCGAGCTGTCGTTTGGCATCGTGGATTTGCTTGCTGTAGTCCGACATTATGGTATCGGCGTTTTTCTTAAGGAATTTCGCGATGGACTTAAGATCTTCCAAGTTGTCGCTGATATAAATGGTATCGGCATAGATACTAGGTGCAATGCGGATAGACTGGACCAAATAGCAGAGATCGCTCTCGGACCACACCGATATGGTGTAGCCGCGTTTGTTGTTGCGGTGGGTGATGTGGTTGACAAGCGTTTCGGAATTGCTGAGTCGGTTAAATTCGGATTCGCACCACAGGATTTGCTCGCGTTCAGTTTCCGGGATGTTTTTTGCGTTGTTTAGCGGAAAGAATTTTATTCGATGATACGCGCGTGGATTTGGTATTAAGTTGTTCATGTTTATTATTCTCCTTAGGTATATTATCCCATAGATCCAGCAGCAGGCATTCCGCCCGATAGCGTTTGGGGCCGTATGGGTAGCGGTAGCAATCCTCGCAGGATCGGACAAGGCGTTTTCTACGACACTTTTCGAACTCGGTCATATATCCACTCGACTCCCGACCAGATCAGGGTAAAGATTAAAAACAAAATGAATATTGCTGCGGGGCAGGAAGCACCGCATAGAATGGCAAATAACCAAACAGGTATTTCGATCATTTGCTTTCCTCCAGGTCCCTCCACCCTTTAATGAGTCCGCGGTTGATGGCTTCATTTTCAAACGGGGAGACTTCCATGTAGTAGTAAGCGCCGGCGGATCCGTCCGTAGAAGACCACCAAGACTTCCAGCGGTCGATTTTGATTTTCAATTGTTGGATCAATTCTTCGTCGTTTAATTCTTCTGGTTTCATAACAGTACCCATCCTTCCTTGGTTAATTGGACTGCGTAAGCAAGACATTTATCGGTCCAAATAGCCCCATAAATTTCTCCGCTGTCCGTGTTTACTATTTCTTTTGCCTCGGTCTCACCGACTATCCCATAGTGGCCGTTCCTGTGGGCCACGTACACATCGAATAGTTTCGTAATGTCGTCCGAAGGTATTTGTTCGCGGCCGTTTTCTTTGTAGATGCGGTATTGGGACAAACGATTCTTGGCGGTTACCTTACGATAAAGCTCGTGTTCCTCAAGCACTTCGTATATAGTTGGGCCCATTCTCAAGTACGTCATTTTTGATCCTTCTTTCTTTCAAGCTTTATGATTTCAGTTAATGCTTCCTTGAGACCAGCTACTTTTCCGTCCCAAAATAAGCAGGAGAAGTCATCGTCTCCACATTTCTTAGCCTCGTCCTCGCAGTGTGCGATTAGTTTTTGGATAGATTTCTCGAGTTCTTCTTCAGCATCTTCCAATTTCCCGAGTTTCGCCGTCACGTCGCAATATGGAGCAAGCGGCTCGTAACCGCCAAGGAATGCTTCGTTTTTCTTTGTAAGTCTCATAACAACTCCAACTCCCCTTCATCGTTCAGTTTTGCGACATAGATAATGCCTTTGGCGGTCGAAATC